AAACATCGCATGAACCATATCAACAAGTGGTGTAATTATTTTTTCAGCAGATTGTTTTAATTTAGCAAAAATATCACCGAGTTTTTCACTAAGCGATGCAGATTCTTCTTGAGCTGCCTTTTGTCTAGCGAGATTTGCAGCTTCAGTATCTCCCTGTTCCGCTAACATTTTTGCCTGTTTATCGTATATTGCTGCCTTTTCTTCTGCAGTAGCTTTTGACAAATCTTCTTGTAATTGTTTACTCAATCCAAGTTTTTCCATTTCTTCTGCACCAGTAAGCATTTTTGTCATTTCTTCTACTGACATATTCATTGCATCTGCAAGTGCCTTTTGTTTCAATGGTCCGGAATCTTGAAATTCCTTCAAACTACCAGCATTTTTAAGTATTTCTTCTTGTAATGTTGGTATATCTCCAGATAAAGCCGCAGCTCTTGCAGCATCTAAGTTAATATCCCTACCCAAAAGAACTCTTGCCTCCATTTCTTTTCCAAGAGAACTTTCTATATCCAACATCGCCATACCAGAATTTTTAATGTTGTCCAAGCTAGTTCCAAGCATTTTTGCTTTAGCAGCAGCTGCTATCAATTCTTTTGTATTACCCTTGAATGATACCATAACTTCTTTGGATATACCAGCAAGAACTTTCATTGCATTTTTACTACCCATTGCACCACCAGCAACTTTTATTGCCTCACCGGCTAATGTTGCCATCGATTTACCACTCATAATTGATAATGTTTTTACATTATCAACTTCATCTGCACTTAAACCAAATTTTTCAGTAAGTAATGTTGCGTCCTTTACCATACCTTGAACATATTTACCAGCAGGTCCGCTACTTGTCATAAACTTTTTAAGATCAACACCGCCCATACTTTCACTTAACATAGCAACATTTTTTACAACCTCTTTGGCATTAACACCAACCATTTTCATTTCTTTGGACATTTTAGCAGATGCATCGTATGCAGCAACCGCTTCTTTTTTAGTTCCACCTAATGATTTCTGTGTTTCTGAAATGGAAGCATCAACATCACCAAATGCTGCAACTATCAAACCAACTACGGCAAGAACACCAAATATAGCAGCTTGTGGACCAGATATGAGTGCCATACCGAATGATTTTGCACCACCTATCATTGCCTTAAACCCAGCCATACCACCTTGTTGAAATCCTGTTGTTATGCTTGTTAATGTATTCCCCAAATTTTGCTGAATGTTATCTTTCATTTTATCAAAACCAAATGTTTTCAATAAAACTCCAGATCCTGGAAGTTTTTTTACTGCTCCCTCTACCCCATCAAATACTTTATTCAAACCGGTGCCGTCAACCAGTTCTTTCATTTCTTTTTGTTTTTCTATTATTTGTTTTTGCATTTCTGCATCTTTTGCATTCAACATATTGGCTTCATTCTTTGCCGCAATTATTGTTTCCAACCCCTCTTTTTGTTTCATAAAGAAATCTAATGCAACTTGATCTCCCTTTGCCATTGCCTGTTGAATATCTATTTCAATGTTTTTTAGACCAACCGCTTCTCTATCGGTTGATAACTTCTTAAATGATCCTTTTGCGGCTTCCTCTGATGCAGCAACTATATCGTTTTGCACTTCGGACATAAGTGCACTGGTTTCAAAGTTCAATTTCATCAGACGATATATCTTTTGTTGCTCCTGAGCATTTGCAGTTGCAGCTTCTTCCGTTAATTGTTTACGAGTTTCTAACGTATTTGTGATATACCCATCTAATTTTAATTGAGCTTCTGATGATTTCAGTATTTCTTTTGCTTTTGATCCACCTGATTCTTTATTCTTTTTTATATCTATTTCGTATCTATTTATGTCTTTTTGAATTGCAACGATACTATCTTGTGTTATTTTTATTTTTTCAGACTCTTTGATAAGGTTTTCACTTTCCTTAACCATCTCTTTTGTAAAATCAACAGAATCTTGTTGTAAATCAAGTATACTTTTACTTATATCTTGTCTTTTTTCGTCTGATTCAAATACTTTACCATTTAGATCGACTATCTCTTTTGATATTCCTCTTTTCTCTTTTTCCAAATCCAACATTTTGAATTGAATTTCAGCGGCTTGCTTCAAATTAACAACATCTTCCGATGAAAGAATTTTAAGTCTTTCTCGTAACGATATGAGTTCTTTTGTAATTTCTGCCTCAGCTTTTCTTAAATTACTGATTTCTTCAGCAGCTTTTTTATCTAATTCTTCAGCCATTTATTCACATAAAAATTAAAAAAAGGTTCGTATACATAAATATACGAACCCACAATTATTTTCTATTAAACATAGGTTTTGAAACTTTATTAGTAGATGTTGAACTACCTTCTTGCATTTTGTTATTTTGTTCTTCAACAAATTTTGATATTTGACGAATATAAAATCTGCGAAGATAAATGGGCATTTCATATACTTCATTCCAAGTGAAACCACCTTGACCATGATAACAAAGACTAAAAATTTCTTCGTGTAAACCTAACTTATACTCAATTCCCAGGCCAAAAAAATGAGATTCCCATTGGGATGTCTAACTCCTTCACCTCTCCGGTTGTGTCCGAAACGAATGTATATGTTAAATCAAGGTCAGGTGATATTGATTTCATATACTGTCTTAACGCTCTTGAATCAGCAGCAAATAATTCATTATCTACAAAATTATTTATAGTTGCTCTTCCAGATTCACCATCTACTGCAATAATAAAATGTTTGAGTCTAGTTGTTAATTCTTTATCAATTCCTGATCGTGCAAAACTTTTATTAGTGGCTTTTATTTCGGATTGAATTTCTTTCTCCAGTCTGTGAGTCATAAGTCTGAATGTTACAACTCTCTTTGAATTTGGTAGTTCAAAATCAAATTCATTTTTACGGGACTGAAACAAGCCATAATCGACCTCCTTGTGCTCGATTTCAGTTAAATCTATTGTTAATTTTTGTTTTGTACCTGGAGAAAATGGATCTTCAACTTCAACTACATAATCTTTGCCATAACCTAAAATCCTTGCAGCGACCATGATTGCATTCTTATCACCAACATATAAATCATTGTAATCAATTGGTGTAACAATCATAGACTCAAACAATTTATCTAATACCACACCTTGTTTAATAAGGTTCTGTGAAGTTAATATATCTTCTTCACGAGCGGTCATATATTTCATTTCAATAACACCCTCTGCCAAAGGATTTCCTTCTGGATAAAGCAATCCACGAGATGGCAAAGGTATAATTTCTGTTGGAAATTTTGATTTTTTTACTTCGGTCTGTTTATGTTCCGAAAGAAGTTGTGCCTTGATGTCAGCATCTGAAACGGTTTCTTCTGTGGGTAATTCATACCCAGTTGGAATTTTTGTCATAACTTAAATCCTATAACATTGTTTGTAATAAAACGTTTTAATTTACTAATATAAATATGGGTATACCGAAAAAATCAGTATACCCGTATTTTTTAATTCAATTTCAATATGATAATACGATTTGTATTAGTATTGTAGGATAGCATAATCGTATGCAAGTGTGAGAGAAATCTCAACAAAAGCATCAGAAGACCAATCCATATCACCGAATGTTGTACCAGTGATAAATGCACCTTTAAGCGTCCATTCTTCAATCTTATCACCAACAGGACCAAGAACATGAAGTGTTATATCTTTTTTATAGAAGTCAGAATAACCATCACGACCGGTAACTGATTCGTGTGACAAACGTACCCATTCCATTACTGCCTGAGCAGCAGACGGTACAATAGGATCATACAATTTAATAGAAACATCTTGCCATTCGCCCTTACCTTTGACTTTACGCTTAATGTTGATATGATCCAATGTAATCGGGTTAAAACTGATATTTGGGCGACCTGCACCTTTTACCAAATAAGCAGGAACACCTTCAATATACATAATAAATCGATTTTGTAATTTCGGCTCAAACGGGGTAAAAAATACTTCCGTGGGATCAAGTAATTCAGCCATTTATATCTCCAAATTAAAATTATTCTTTTACATAAATATAAAACTTTGAAAAAAATATGGGGAGTGTTTTTCAACTCCCCACTTAAATCAATTAAGCACCGGGAAACGCCGCACCAGTAGACTGAATGTTGAAATCAAGTATGATAAATTCAGCTGTTTTTGCAGGTTGTAGATACAATTGTCCATAAAGAATGTTACGGTCAATAATATCCGGTGTATTGTTACTTTCATCCATGATAACACGGAACGCATACAAACCTTGACGTTGTTGAATTGATTCAAGATATGGGTTCACAATGTTCAAGAAACGAGTTCTTGTTTGTGATGTGTTTTGTTCAAACACAAGGTATCTTGTAGAAGAAGCAATAAACTTCTTAGAAGCAATCAACAATCTACGAACATTGATACGGTCAAGAGCAGATGGACGACCTTGAAGTGTCTTCTGACCCCATACACATACTCCAGTTGCAGGGAATACTGCAATAGGATTGATACGACCTTCGTACAATGTATCTCTTTCGGCTTGTGTCAAACGAGTTTTTACTTCAACAACTTCTGTGAGACCACCACGATTCAAACCAGCAGGAGCGAACCATTCAGCAGAAACACGGTCATTGAACGCAATAACACCAGGAAGAACCACAGATGGTGGAACCCAGATTGGTTTGTTTCTATCGAAATCAATAATTTTAACCCAAGGATAATAAGTTGCAGCGTAGTTTGTATCAAGACCTTCCGATGTTGATGTTGCACTTGCAATGTTATCATTTATTCCTGTTGAATCCATTACATAGAATGTATCACCACGATTTTCACACATATCAATGGCATATGTTGTTGCCGCAGAATGTAATGAATGTAATACACCTGGCATAGAAATCAAGTTAATATCAAATTCATCAGCGTTAGAAATAGCATCTATTGCCTTTTTGTAAGCAACATATCCATCTGCGGATGAATTTGAAATATCAAATCCTTGTGTGTTACCAGCTTCAATATATGTTCCAGTTTTCTTTTGGAGATTTGGTTTGTGACCGTCAAATCCACCTTGGAATGGCAACATAAATTTACGTGAATCAAGTGCAGTATTTGTAGACAAATCTATTGATGAACTATAAGCAGTTGCACTTGATGGGAAACTAGCAGCAGGATTTTGTTGATAATCACCCAAATAGAAATCTGAATTTGAACCAGTTGTTTGAACATCTGAAACCGGAAGTGATCTCAAATAGTTAAAGTTATCTGTGTTTGAGAAATCATAATCAAATCCCCAATACACACGTCTGTTATACGCACCAGCAACTGTTTGATCAGTTACATAAGTAGCAGCAGGTGGTTGTGTAAATGCGGATGGTATGGGTGATTTCAAAGCACGGAAACCAAATGGAACCAAACTAGGAGCAGTTGCAGCATTTGTAACTGCCTCTGTCACTTCTACACGAATATATTTTGATTTATTTGAATAATCGCCATTAACAACAACTTTACCTTCATCGGTAATTGTTATGTATCTATCACCAATAACTCTTGAAATAAATTTTGGAGAATTTGGATCGAGGTTACACTTAAATGTTTCCACGATTGATGGACGAATATCTTCGTCTTCATAATTAAATGGTGTCTGTGGAAGACGTGATTGATCAACATATCTAACAACAACATCAAAATCACCATACTCAGATCCTGCAATAGTACCAGCGGCACGAATGTTTGCAATACCAACCTTTACTTCATAGTTAGAATGAACACCATGAGAAAGTGTATGGAAACGGAACAAATCTGATTTGATAGCACCGATTTTTTGTGAAGTAACCCAAGGAGTAGATGCTTCCAAATAATCTTGCAAGAAGTCCCAAGGAGCACCACTTGATCCAGTTTCAATCAATACAGTTGTTAAAGGATCAGCAGCAATTGATGCAGATGCCTGTTGTCTAAAATTAACATAATTGTAAACTGCGTCCC